CTATTATTGCTAAACCTGCACGTTGGCATAAAACAGTTTCTATGAACGTCACTGTAGATGGTCAAAAATTTCCAGTCTTATTAAGAAAATATGAATATCTAAGAGAATACTGGCCTGATCAAACAGAGGCTGCAGTACCTGAATACTATTGTGACTATGACTATGGTAACTGGTTAGTAGCTCCAACACCAGATGTAGCGTATGATTTTGAAGTACTATATTATCAACGTGTACAGCCATTAGATTCTACCAATCAAACTAACTGGTTTACTGAATATGCACCACAGGCTTTATTATATGGTTCATTATTACAAGCAATGCCTTTCCTTAAAAATGACGAACGCATGGGTATGTGGCAACAACAATACACAGCTATCATGAATACTCTTAAAGCAGAAGATATTCAACGTATTGGTGATCGTCAAACTTCAGCATTGGATACATAATGCCATCATATGTTAGCCCGTTTACCGGAGATGTCATACAGCCAACAGACGTAAGTTATGCTGCTTATACGTTAACAGCAAATTTACAACTTGATTGGCCATCTAATACTACACCAGCAGAAAATCCAGCTGCTCGTATTATGGATATTACCTGTAATGTTGCAGGTCTTAACCTCATTATGCCACCTGCAAACCAGGTTTCTGTGGGTCAAGATGCATTAATTAGGAACATAGGTAGTCAAACCTTTACTGTAAAAGATTATGCATCTGGCACCATCGTAGCCATTCCAGCAGGTGAGGCTCAATATATCTATGTAACTACAAACTCAACACCTGCTGGTGTATGGGGCGTGATTGCATTTGGTATTGGATCTTCCGGTGCTGATGCCGCAGCTTTAGCTGGACTAGGCTTAATTGCTATATCTACAACACTTAATCAATCTCACCCAGCATCTGCATTAGTTGATTTATCTACATTATCTGCTTCAGATCGTGCTCAAACTAAAATATGGTATGGTGGTGCAGGTACAATTTATTTACCAGCTGCAGCAACTGCCGGTGATAACTGGTTCTTCCTATTTAAAAATAATGGTACAGGCACATTAACCATTGAAGCTCAATCCGGTGAGACATTAGACTTACAACCACAAAAAACATTTAATCCTGATGATGCATGTATTATTATATGTACAGGTACAGAATACGTAACTGTAGGTTATGGGCAATCACCTAATTTCTTATTCACAGCACTTGTTAAACCTGTATCTAATGGCACATATATCTTAACAACACCTGAAGCAACTTCTATTATTCAAGAATACGTAGGCTCATTAACAGGCAATGTTACAGTTGTATATCCTCCAGTAGTTGCGTTATATGTTATATCTAATCAAGTAACTGATAATGGTTATACATTAGAAATTACAACAACATTTGGTACATCAATTATAGTACCTTCAGGCAATCAAGTATCAGTTATTTGTGATGGTACTAATTTCTATAATGCAAATACAGTTCAAGCAGGTGGTACAACTATTAGCTTAATTGATGGCACAGTAGGTAGCCCATCTCTTAATTTCTTATCTGAAACATCAACTGGTTTATATAGACCTGCATCTGGTCATTTAGGTATTTCAATACTAGGCACAGAAATTGTAGATATTGATGGCACGGGTATAACAGTTGACGGCACAGGCACATTTACCGGTGGTATTTTAGGTGGTACATTCTAATGACTAAAAAGGTTTTTGGAATTGACACACAACCTGGCATTCAACGAGATGGTACAGTTCTTGATAGAAATTTCTATACAGATGGCCGATGGGTAAGATTTCAAAGAGCACGACCACGTAAAATTGCAGGTTATAGAGAGATTGTAAGTAACTTAGCAGGTCCATCAAGAGGCATATTTGTTAATCCTGTTACAACATTTAATTATGTATTTAGTGGCTATAATGATGGCTTACAAGTAGTACCTATTAATAATGCAGGTACAGGTTCTGGCTTATTAGATTTTACATTATCAGGTTTTACACCTAATGATAATAATTTATGGCAATTTGATTCTGAGTTTGACTCAGGGGGTTCTAACTTAGAATTATTAGTTGCACACCCAGGTCAAAATTTATCAGATATTAATAATGACATTAATACGCCTGTATTAGCTGGCGATGTAACAGGCACAACAGCATCTCCAATTGGTGTATTTACTGCAACAGGTAGCACTAACTCAACAACCACAATTACATTATCTAGCCCAAATACTGCAGTAGGTATAGGACAACTAGTAACTGATTCAGCAGGTGATATTCCTTCAGGCACAACAGTCACAGGTGTTACAGGTACTTCAGTTACTATATCTGCAGCTGCAACAGGTACTACAGTAAGTAATACATTTACATTTGATAATCAAATTGCAGTATCAGGTGGCGTTGTTGTATTACACCCTTATACTTTTGTCTATGGCAATAATGGTCTTATTCAAAATTGCTCAGCAGGTAATATTAATGACTGGGTATCAGCAGATGCCAACTCTACTAATGTTGCATCAACTAAAATAGTTAAAGGCTTACCAGTTCGTGGTGGTTCTAATGCGCCATCAGGTTTATTCTGGTCATTAGATTCTCTTATTCGAGTATCTTATACACCAACAACAGTAACTACTGGTGCCACAGCAACAACATTTTATTGGCGTTATGACGTTATTTCATCACAAACTTCTATTCTATCTTCACAATGCGTCATTGAATATGATGGTATTTATTATTGGATAGGCGTAGATAGATTTATGTTGTATAATGGTGTTGTAAAAGAAATTCCTAATAACTTTAACCAAAACTATTTCTTTGATAATTTGAACTACGCGCAACGTCAAAAAGTATATGCTACAAAAGTTCCTCGCTATGGTGAGATCTGGTGGTTTTACCCTAAAGGCGACTCAACTGAATGTAATGATGCTATTATCTATAATATTCGAGAAAACTGCTGGTATGATGTAGGTTCATCAGTAGGGTCAAGACGTTCTGCTGGTTATTTCTCACAAGTATTCCACTATCCTATTAATGCTGACTGGTTTCCAAATGCTACTGGTGGTATTAATGCTACTACAATTTATGACGCAGGTTCAGGTTATACAGATGGTACATACCCATTACAAGTTTTAGATGGAGGTAATGGTACAGGCGCTGTTGCCACTATTACAGTTACAGGTGGTATAGTTACTGATGTAACCATGGGACTACGAGGCTCAGGCTACCAAGTCAATGACTTATTAACTTCATCAGCATTTGATACGTTAGCAGGTGGTTCAGGATTTGAATTATTAGTTGATTCAACTATGAATTTTGTATCATTGTATCAACATGAAATTGGTACAGATGCTGTTAGTGGTGGCATACAAACTGCTATTCAAAGTTATTTTGAAACATCAAACTTAGGTTGGGTTACAGGTGGACCTTCACAAGTTAGCCTAGGTGGCGATAATTTTTGGTTACGACTAGAACGAGTTGAGCCAGATTTTATTCAATCAGGTGAAATGAGTTTATACATTACAGGTCGACCATATGCGCAATCTGATGACTATACATCAGGTCCTTATGTGTTTGATCCAGATACTAACAAAATAGATATGAAAGAACAACGCCGAGAACTTCGTATTAAATGTGAAAGTAATGAAGTTGGTGGTGATTATCAATTAGGTATGATGTTACTAAGTGCTGATATTGGTGATGTAAGAGGTTACTAATGCCTTTACCACTTATCTATGATCCTCGTTTTCATACATGGGATTCATGGGCAAGTTTAATGGTTGAGGCTTATGCAACACAACAATTGTCAATACCTTCAGGCGAAGAACATTGGAAAGAATGGGCTGCTGGATTAAGAGGTATTGATGTTTTTGTTAATGAAGCTGCGCCTACGCCATATGAATTTGATAATTGGCGAGATTGGGCTGAAGCACTAGTGAATGCTGTAAATCCGAGAATAGAATGATAAATTTTGTTGAATTAGTAAATCAAGTAGCAAGAGTAGCAAAGCCAGCATGGCCAGATTTTAATGGTGTAAAAACCATGAATGATACATTAAAAGAAGCCGGTCTAGATAGTTTAGATTGGTTAATTGTAATGATCTATTTATGCGAAATTTATGGTATACCTGAAGCTGTAGGTAAAGAATTTTACCCATTAACTATACAAGATTTATATGATTTATTAATGCAACATAAAACTAAAGAACCTGAAACTATTAATGATGCAATTGAGCTAATTATATGACAATGTTTTTAACACATTACAGAACAGCTTCCACAGAGAATGTGGAATTATTAGACGATATAGTCTATCCTCAATATGTGCATATGTTTCCTGAGCTCTTTAATAAAGTTAAACTTGGTATGACATATGTACCACATAAAATAGCTGAAAAAGTATTAGATCCGGATCTTATGAATTATTTAAAAAAGAATCCAGTAGGTCGAACTGCCTTTATATTAGCAGGTGGTAATATGCATTTTGCAGGTATTAATCAAAGAAATTATCCTGACAATAAGCTTAATTATCAATATAGATTTTTACCATTTACACTAACTCAAGTTTATGCTGGTAGAACAGCACAGTTATTTGGTGAGATGGATATGATTACAACTGATGCCAGTGCATGCGCATCTAGTTTAAAAGTTCTCATGGACGTTCAAAACTTAATGTGGTTATATGGATATGATCGTGTTATCGTGTTAAGTGTTGAAGATGGCGTATCTAATGCAGTTTTAGAGTTCTTTGGAGAATCTAAAGCAGTATTAACAGCTAAAGACGAAGATGCTGGTAAAAAGCCATCAGCTTTTGATTTTACCAATGGTGGATTTAGAGTAGGGCAAGGCGCAGCTCTTGCAGTATTTGAATCTGGTGCTGCAGTATATAAGTTAGGGGTAAACCCACATGCTGAGTTTTTAGGGTCCTATAGTGCATCAGAAGCATCTACAAATGCCATTGGACAATTAGAATCCGGTGAAGGTTATATGAAAGCTATTGAAGGTTGCCTATATGTAAGTAAGAAGACTGCCGATAAAGTCAAGATAGTTAAGACTCATGGTACCGGTACAGTGTCAAATGATACAGCTGAGGGCCAGGCTTTAAGGAGATCTTTACCTGATTTTGTGGCTACTTCATATAAACAGAAAATAGGCCATACTATGGGGACAAGTGGACTTTTAGAAACATTGTTGTTACTAAATCATATAAAAAGTGGTATTATACCTAAAATAGAAAACAGAACTGAACGTGATACAGTATTCCTTTCAGATTCTATAACTCCTCCTGATGGATTAATTTTAAGTTTAGCTGCCGGTATGGGTAACATTTACTCTGCGGCACTTTTTAAGGCTCTATAATTATGGACATGGTCGACAGCAAAAAACAACAATTACAACCTTCACAGATATTAGATATTGCATACAAAAATACTGGCGCGCCATATCCTATTGAGCAAGCAAAAACAATTATTTTAGCAGAACTCGAAAGAGAAGGTTCATGGTCTGTTCAATTTGGTAATACTCTATTTTTAGTACATACTGTAAATGCACCACGTCAAGGATTTTTTAGAGCATTCAATGCTGACACAGCACAAAACTATTTAGAAAATAGTTATAAATTTGTAGATGCTGCATATGCAACTGGTTACGATACAATAGTTACTCAGTTTACTGATTCTAGTATTTTAGGTATTTTTAAAGCAATTTCTAAAAATCCACCAAGAGAAGATATGGGATATATAGCAAAAAGAACGACTGATGGTGGTTTCCAAGTGATATTGCAACTTGGCACACCTAGAGGAGACAAATAATGGGTTTTGTAGCAGACGTAGTTGGTAGTGTTGTTGAAGGCGTAGTAGACGCAGCTGGTGCTGTTGTAGAAGCTGTTGTTGAACAACCTATAATAGCTGCTGCAGCTACAGTATTAGCTCCACAATTAGCGCCTGCGTTATTTGCAACTGAGGCTGCTGCGTTACCTGCACTTACTGCACCTAGTATTTTAGGTGGTGGTATGACAGGTGCAGGTATGTTAACTTCAGGCCTTGCAGAAATTGGTGGTGCAACATTAACTGGTATTGGTGGGATTGGTGCAGGTGGTATATTAGGCACTGCTGCTAATAATATGATTACATCAGGCTTACCAGAAGTTGGTGGTGCTAATTTATCAGGTGGTACAGCATTAAATTCAGCAATTAATAATTCTATTTCAGGTGTAGGCTCAACTGCGGTAACTGAAGGCGTAGCTACAGGTGTAGCAACTTCACAAACTGCAGCTGGTTCATTATTAAGTTCAATTAATACAGATGCAGTGCTTAAAGCTGCTGCTGATAGTGCAATTAAAAATGCAATCATAAGCGGTGGTACAGCATTAGTTACAGGTGGTGATCCTTTAGAAAGCGCTTTAATTGGTGGTTTAACTGGTGGTATAGGTGGCGGTGTAGGTAATGCCGTAACACAAGCAGGTTTACCATCATGGGCTGCAAGTGGCATAGGCGGCGCAACTTCAGGTTTCACTGGTGCATTAGTTAATGATGGCGATCTTTTACAAAATACTCTTACAGGTGGTTTAACTGGTGTAGGTTCAAATCTTGCTGGACAATTAGGTGATAAAGTAGCAGGTAAACCAGGCTCATTTGCAGGTAAAACACTTAGCACTATTGCAAGTAAAGCTATACCGTATTTAATGACAGATCAACCTTCTAATGTTGGTATGCCAATCTACTCACCATCAGCAGGTCCATCTGTTGTGCCTATAAGACCTAGTTATGTATCTCCAACTGCAGGTGTAGATTATAGTTCAGGTACAGTAACTGCTTTAGATGGTACACCTGTTGCAGCAGGCTCAACTAAACCTGCAATAACTACAGGCGCATTACCGGTATCAGCTGTATCACCTACACAAATTACTTCTAACTTACCTACAAATACAGGTACTAATATGCAACTTAATCAATTAAAACAACTTTATCCACAATTAGCTAATATTGATCCAAAATTATTAAATGTATTACAAGGTGGTAGAGCAGCATCACCTACATATTACACATACGGCTCTGATTCAAGTGGTGGTACAACAGGTTTTACTTCAAGTAATGTAAATCAACCAACACCTGGGTATCCTACAATTGCTGCAAATACACAACAAACTAATTTAGCATCTTCGCCATTAACAGCTGGTTTTAATGCTTTAACAGCTGCAGGCTTAGGTGCACTAAATACTGGCGATCTTTCTCCAGTTGTAGCTAAGAAGGGTGGAGAAATTCATCAACCACAATTTATTACCGGCGCTACTGGACATTATGTGCAAGGTGAAGGTGATGGACAATCAGACGATATTCCTGCTATGTTAGCAGATGGAGAATATGTATTTGATGCAGATACCGTTGCAGCATTAGGCAATGGGTCAAATAAAGCAGGCGCATTAGCACTAGATAAAATGCGTGCAAGTATTCGTAAACATAAACGATCAGCTTCGGCAAATAAGATTCCGCCAAAAGCTAAATCACCATTATCATATTTAAGAGGTTAATATGGCACTAACACAAGGATCACCATTACCAAATATAACCACCTCACAGACGCAAACCACAACTGCGCCGAGTTGGTACACTGATTATCTTAGTGGTTTAGCTGCTCAAACTGGTCAAGCAGGCGCTGGCGCACAATACGCAGGCGCATCACCATTACAACAAGCTGCATTTTCACAAGCTGAAACTAATGTTGGTAACTATTTACCATTATTACAACAATCAGCTAATTTAGCTAATACTGCCGGTAGTACTGATGTAGCACAAGCTGCTGGTCAGTTTATGAACCCATATACACAAAATGTTGTTAATACATTACAAAACTTAGGACAACGTAATATTCAACAATACTTAGCGCCAGCTGCAACATCTGCTGCTGTAGGTGCTGGACAATTTGGATCAAAACGTGGTGCTGAAGCTTTAGGTGGTGCGATTAATGCTGGATTACAAAATCTATCTGCACAACAAGCTCAAGCTTTACAAACAGGTTATACACAATCATTACAAGCTGCACAAAATCAAGTTGCTAATCAATTAGCTGCGTCAGGCCAATTAGCCAATCTTGCCGGACAAACTTCAGGTTTAGGTTTAGCAGATGTTAATGCTTTATCTACACTAGGCGCACAGCAACAACAAATTGCGCAAAATGAATCTTTATTCCCATTGGCTGTAGCACAACAACAAGCTAATATCTTAAAAGGTTATACTGTACCAACTCAAGTATCATCTAGTTATACAGGCCCAATTCCTGGTGCTTATAGTGCTTCACCATTGGCACAAATTGCTGGACTTGGTTCAGTACTTGGTGGTATTAGTAATACTAACCTTGGTAAATCTCTCATGGATATTGTAGGTCAAGGTTTAAGTGGCTTATCAGAATCTGTAGGTGGTGCTTTAGGCAACATCTTTAGTCCTACAGCAACAGGTGCTACAGAATTACCTAATACATCAGCACCAGGCACTGAAGCATATGGTTGGAAATACTATTCAGATGGTACATCAATTTCACCTAATGGCGAATATTACCAAGGTGGACAACTTATTTGGTCACCAACTATGTATTCAGGAAGTTCAAATATTCAAACACCTGATATTCCTACTTATACTGATTATACTGGTGATTATTCAGGTGGTAACTTCTATGACTACTATACAGATACAGGCTTTGGTGGCTCAGGCGGCAATGGCGCTAATGATTATTGGACACCTATTGATACATCTATTGGACCTAACTGGGGATAAACTATGACAACAGGCGCATTACCAACAGCACCTTATGGAATCGGTACAGATGATACCGCAAAACAAGAATATTATGATGCAATAAATAAAACTTTATCAGCACTTGAAGCACGTAGTAATCAAGGTATTGATTATTGGAAAATGGCTGGTAATTTTCTTAATCCAGGTCGTACAGGTTCATTTGGCGAAGCTGTAGGTAACGTTGCAACAGGTATTGGTCAAGACTTTGAAAAACAAAGAGAAATGGCTTTACCATTAGCATCTATGAGAGCTCAATTAGCTGGTCAAAAATACCAAGTTGAGCAAGAAGCTTCAGCTATGAAAATTTTAGCTAATGCACTAGGTACTTCACCTGAAAAACTTCAATCAGATATTTCATCAGGCAATTTACCTGTTGGGTTATCAAATAAGATCACACCACAAGTTTATTCTGCAGTTGCATTAAGATCTCCTAAAGTAGGTGAAGTTGCTAAAACACTTATGGAGCAAAGCACTAAAGAAAATCAATTATTAGTTGATATTGCAGGTAAGAATGTTAATGTACAAGAACTTAGAGCTAAATATGGTGATGAGTTCCTTAGTATGTTGCCTGACAATATTAAGAAAGTTATTCAAGTTGATCAACAACCTCAAACAACTATTGATAAAACACCAGTAGTAACTAACCCTGTATCTAAAGTTGAAACACCGGTTGATGATACTATGTCATTCTTAGAAGCAAGAGCAAATAACATAGAAACTAAAGGTCATGCTGATCCTTATAATGCAACTAACCCAACCTCAAGTGCTACAGGCAGATGGGGCTTTACGAAAGGAACATGGGAAAATGTTAGAAAAATTAATCCAGAACTACCGCCATTTGAGCAAATCAAAGGTAATAAAGGCGCTCAAGAAGAAGGCGCAAAAATACTTGTTGCCGAAAATGATAAAAACATTAAAGCTGCTGGCATACCCGTATCACAAGTTGCAAGAGATCTTTGGTGGAAATTTGGCGATTCTGACGCTAAAAAAATTCATACAGCGTTTAAAGAAGATCCTAATACGCCTATTGAAAAAGTTGTCGATAAAAAAGTAATTGATGCAAATCCAGATCTTAAAGGCAAATCGGTAGGTGAAGCTATTGTTTCAAATATTTCAGGTCGTGGTGAAGAAAAAGCAGTTGCACCAGAAGCTACTAAAGTAGCACAAGGTCCAGCAACAACTATGTCAGATGCTGATGAGTTGGCAGGTTTACCATTAGCTGAAAAAGCAAAAATAAGAGCTAAACGTGCTGAAGAGTCAGATAAGCCTTGGCTTGAGAAAAAAGCATCTATTCTTGCAATCTCACCAGAACGTATTACTAATGAAAATACTAAGATTCAACAAACAATGGACATTGTTGCTAAGAAACCTTATATTGTAGGTTTATTAAGAAACATGAAAGATGAAAATGGTAAATCATGGTGGGACGGCATGACTGCTGGTGCTGCAGTTGCTGCGGCTGAAGGTGTACATGCAGGTCAATATACTGTGTCTTTACCAGTTGAAAAATACGTTGAGTTTTCAAAACTAAATGCTGAAGATCAATCTGCATTAAAAACAGTTTCTAGAAACCTTGGTGAAATCTACTTAAGTAGTATTAAATCAGGTGGTAAAACACTTGGTTCTAATCCAACTAACTTTGAAGATAGACTATATAAAGCACCAATGGCTACTCAAGAAGATAGCGCAAGAGCAATTATTGCATGGGGTAAAGCACACTTATTGCATAATGCTTTACAACAATCTATTTACACCAATTATAATGACTATGTTAGTAAACAAGGTATTACTGCAAATCCTGCAAACTTCTTTATTGACAAAAATTCTCCATATAACACTATACTTAATACATATAGTAAGTTATTTTCTGAATTACCACAATACTAAGAAAGCTAAATATGGCAGACGCATTTTTAAACCCTAATGCAACAGTTGATGAAATCATTAAACCAGCTGCGCCAGCACCTGAAAGTGCAGTGCCTTATAATGGTGACCCGTTTTTAAATCCAAATGCTAAGTTAACTGATATTCACCCTATCCTTGGACAAGATTTTGTGCCTTCTATTACACAAGTACAAGAGCAACCACCTATTCCACAAAAACCTGTTGAACAAAGTCCTATATTATGGGGTCTTGGCGGTTTAGGTGCAGGTGCAATTACTGAAAAAGCTGCTGAAGCATTTAAAACAGATGAAAAACCTTTAAGTAGTACTAAACTACAAGAAGACATTGCAGTTAAACAAAAAGAATTAGAAACTGCAAAAGAAAAACATTCATCTGAAATTGAAAAGCATTCAGGCAAAATTGATCTACTTAATAAGAATCTTGAAGAGGCTCAAGCATTACATGAAGAGTCGTTGGCAAAGATTAATGATATTAAAGAGCGTGCAGATAAACTAGGTATTAATTTACAACCTGTTGAAAAGACTCCACCAAAACCAGCTGGCGGTCCTGGCACTGCTAAATACGCTAAAAACTTATTAGGTCTTACAGAAACTGAAGCTGCACAAGCTGTTGATATGACTAAGCAACCTGGTGGTGCTTGGGATATTGCAGGCAAAGTTAAAGCTGCTAAAGAAAAAGTTTCTAGACTTGCGCCAGGTTGGACAACAGTTTCAGAACGTGGTGATTTAGTATTACCACTTGGCTTTGGAAAATCTGAATCAGAACTTGAAGCTGATAGACTTATTAAAGAGTGGGAAGATGCACATGCAACTGCAGAAAGTACAAGAAAACAAGTTGCTAATGCGCAAATTAAATTTGATAAAGCAAATGATAATCCTCCAAAGAACTTATCTAAAGCTGAAGAGCGAGTTCAAAAACTTCAAGAAGAACTTGATAAATTTAATACACGTTATGGCTATAGAGCTAAATTTAGTGGCACACAACCTACAGGTGCTGAGAAATTCTTAAAAGCAATAGTGCCTGGTCCTAAGTTTGCAGGCGCACTTTCAGGATTACAAACTGCTGAAGCGATTAATGCATTACAACGTGGTGACTATAAGAATGCTGCACTATCAGGTATAAGCAGCGTAGGTGGCGCATTACAGTTAGGTTCTAACTTCTTACCTCCACCCTATAGTGGTGCTACAAGAGGTGTTGGTGCGTTATTGCAATATGGACCTACTGCATATCAATTACTAGAAGAAGGTAAACCTGTATCTAATGTAGTTAATGCAACTAAACAGGATATAAATAATTTATCAAAATAGTAATTATTGTTGTACAATCTAGTTTTGTAGTTAGTAGTGACTTTTTAATTTTGGAGATGACCGTATGACCATATTGTCAGATGATGAGTTTTTACGTATGTGGGAGATCCATAAAGGGTCACCACAGAAAATGTCGTTAGCAACCGGATTACCTCTTAGACTTATATATGCAAGACGACGACGATTAGAAGCAAAGCATGGCATTGAAATTAAAGCACGACAAGAAAAACTCTTCATTGAAAAACACTCCGCAAGAATTAATGTACCAATTGAAAATGGCGTAGCACTAGTATTCTCAGATGCGCATTTCTGGGATTTCACTCCTTCCACAGCTTATAGAGCACTTATTAAATACATAGAAGAGTTAAAACCAAGTCTTATTGTATGTAATGGTGATGCATTTGATGGTGCGTCAGTATCACGACATGGTCGTATTG